GACAGTGACAGTGAAGTGCTGGCAGCCACGCCAAAAGCGGTAAAAACCGTTATGGGTGAGGTACAGACCAAAGCCCCGCTGGACAGCCCGGCATTCACTGGAACGCCGACCACACCGACGCCACCAGATGACGCTAAAGGACTTCAGACAGCAAACGCGGAGTTTGTCCGCAAACTGATTGCCGCGCTGGTTGGTTCCGTACCTGAGTCACTGGACACCCTGCAGGAACTGGCTGACGCGTTAGGAAACGATCCGAACTTTGCCACCACAGTACTGAATAAACTGGCGGGCAAGCAGCCGCTGGACGATACACTGACGGCGCTGTCAGGAAAGAGCGTGGATGGTCTTATCGAATACGTTGGTTTACGGGAAACCATAAATCGTGCCGCTGGCGCCCTGCAAAAAGACCAGAACGGTGCTGATATTCCTGACAAAAAACAATTTGCTAGAACTATCGGCGCTGTAACCTCTACCAGCGTTACATTTGGTGAATCGGGATGGTTTAAAATTGCCACGGTCTTCATGCCACAGGCCACATCAACTGCGGTGATTAAACTGTACGGTGGGTCGGGGTTTAACGTTGGGTCATTTGAGCAAGCGGCAATCAGTGAACTGGTACTGCGTGCCGGTAATGGTTCCCCGGTCGGGATTACCGCCACATTATGGAGACGTTCACCTGCCGCTGCTAACGAGATCGCCTGGATTAACACATCAGGTGATAGCTACGATATTTATATTAATATCGGGCGGTATGCCTACGGTTTAATTGCACAGTACGATTGCACCAGTAACGCTGGCGTAATACTACACACCAGTCCTGAATTTTCAGAAACAAAGCCGGCTAACGCTACGAACGGTCAGACATATACACTGTTTAACAGTCTGATGAAACCCACAGCCGGTGACGTTGAGGCACTGTCAGTTAGTGGGGGACGACTGAATGGCCCGCTGGGTATTGGCACAGACAATGCGCTTGGCGGTAATTCGATTGTATTCGGCGATAACGATACAGGGCTTAAACAGAATGGTGACGGGATACTGGATATATTTGCGAATAACCAGCACACCGTTCGTGTCGCTCCCGGTGAAATGATAGTTCTGGGAGCTATTCGCGCAGGCAACGGAAAAAAACTGTCACTGACGAGTACTAATAATTCAGCACTAAATGCCGGGTTTAATTTGTGGGGCGACGGAGGAAACCGCCCAACAGTTATTGAACTTGGCGACGACCAGGGATGGCATTTATACAGCCAGCGAAATACTGATGGCAGTATTCAGTTTGTTGTTAATGGACAAGTTATTCCGGATAATTACGGTAATTTTGACGCCCGTTATTTATCATCAGGAAACGTATATACAAAAGGTGAGTCAGATAATCGTTACGTACAGAATATCCAGCGCGGTGCTCCTGTATGGCCTGGTAAAGTAGATGAATATGGACCTAATGAGGCTCCCGCAGGGTGTTTCCTGACACAGGCCAGACATGACCCAACAACGGCATACGGTGTGACATTTGCGTATCGACCACTGCAAATGTGGGTGGGTAATGGCTGGCGTACAATTAATGGATAATTGAGGTAAATATAATGGAGTTAAAAAACGTAACCAGATACATTCCTGACGACCAGGACTACGATAACAACTTTCTGTATTTTCGTAGTGAAGATGGTCAGGACTTTTACGAATCACTGAGTAAATTCACCAAAAAATATAAGCTGTGCATTGACTCCGAAAATATAATACGTTCTGTAGCCGAAGATGTATCGCGCCTTTATCCGGCAGGTTTTTCGGTTGTTGAGGTCAATAAACTACCAGTCGGATTTAATATCTATGGCGGCTGGAAATATTCGAACGGCACTGTTCTGGCTGTTCCCGTTGACTATCAGGCTAAGGCCGAAACCACCCGACAGAAACTACTGGATGGAGCTAACAGCACCATTGCCGACTGGCGAACTGAACTGGCACTGGGTGAAATCAGTGACGACGATAAGGAAAATCTGACTCAATGGATGGCGTATATCAGGGCGCTTAAAACGCTGGATTTAACAGCCGTTCCAGATGAGGCCACCTTCATAGCAATCAGGTGGCCAGCATTACCACAGTAATAACTACTGACTGGCTGGTTTCTCCGGTCAGTCAGTAAAATATTAGTACGGTAGTTCAGAACTTAGTGTTGTATGAGCAGGGACTAATTACATAACGGGGAGGGAGTGCATATATGAAACTCAGGTTCAGAGCTTTTACTCTTGTAATTTACGCCAGAGTACCAAATGAACTATGAATTTAACCATCCCTCTAATTTTTCTTGATTATGAGTCTGTAAAAATGAAGGGAGTTCTCTCATTCGATAAATGTAACTGGCAAGGTGTGACCATTGCATGGCTGGGGTTGGCATGTTGCGTGTCCAGCGCATCAACATTGTCGCTAATAAGTCTACTGTAGTCAGTCTGTCACCCACCAGATAGGTTTGTTGATTTGCCAGACGTTTATCTAAATATTCGCAGGCTTCCTCAATACGGCTACGGGCCAGGGTACGAATAGCGTCAGCGTCTTCGAGACTACCATCCTTATCGGCGTAAAACCAGTCTCGCATTGAAGGAAGTAATGTATTTGCCATATATATCATCAGTTCCAGCCATTCTGCACGCTCAGGCGTATCTGGTTTAGGTGCAAGGCCAGATTCAGGATGGCGCTCGGCAAGAAGCATCAAAATAGCCGTTGATTCAGTCACTGGTTTTCCATCAACGATAAGGGTAGGCACCCGACCAACAGGATTAAGACTGAGATATTCAGGGGAGCGTTGATTACCACTTTCAATATCAACGAGTTGAGCAGTAAATGGCGTTTTTAGTTCGAACAACATCCAGTGGACTGCAAAACTGGCTGCTCCTGGTGAGTAAAATAAGGTATAGGACATCCTGTTTTCCGAATTTTATTGATTTGGGGCGAGTATAGCATGAAAAGAGAGCGTTTATCTAAAAGAAAACTATTTTTTCTATATTAACTGGTGATATATATTTATTCTGATAGTTGTAAGAGACAAGTAACATGTTGTCCAGACTGAGTAAAAGAGAGTGTAGACGTTCTTACAGAAGTTGATAATTGTTTGTCTGATTGCTTTATAATTAAATGATAACAGGTGATGGTCAGGCGGTGAAATTTTGTCTGGGTTATCTCCTTTTTGGAATGTATTATATCTTCCCATTCATATCCTGGTTTTCTTTAAGAACTGATACTGCTGTTTGTAGTAGTTCTTTGTTATCCAGCCATGCTTTGGTCTTTATGTTTCCTTCAATATAATCAAGCAATGTTCTGGTATTGATAGGCCTGCCCTGTTTCGCTACTTCCACTACAGCATCACCCAGGATAATACGAACTTTAGGAAGTTGAGAGGGGAACCACTTTAAAGTATCTTTTGATTTCATTAAGAAATATTCCTTAAAACGTTGTTAATTTTTGATAGTAAGGTAGGGACATTAATTCAGAAAATGCTGATTTTTACTCATCAGTTTTGTCCGGGTTATTTGATATACCTATTCCTACTTTGATTACAGCACAGCTAAAAATACTGAATATAATAAGCATGGTAATTATTATCAGTGTATTGTCCATATATCCTCAGAAGTACATTTTATTATGTATATTACTTTGACAATTTTTTATCCGGAAAGTTCATTTTTGGATGTAACTTTGTGTTTTTTTACTGGGAATTATAAAGTTCAGACAGTCAACGTGGTTTTCACTATTGTCTATACTAATAATTTTCTCAAGCATAAGAGTTTCATCATAAGTGCCTGAAGGCCCTTTGTCCTGATACCCATCGTTATGCACGATCAGCGAAGCATAGACACTTTTATTTGTGTTGTGATGCTTTTTTAAGCTTCTCAGTGTGTTTTTTTCTCCGTTAAGCCAGTATATCTGGTGTGTATGGCATGGTTGAAATACGCTTATATCCTGGCCCCAGAAGTATATTCCATCCACCAGGCTATAATCACCTTTACTCTTACCGGACGAGCATCCTGTTATTATAACTGTAAGCACAAGTAAAAATGAAAATGTAATGCTGCTTTTCATGATTTATCCAGTATTTTCAGGGCAGTAGATAATGGTTCTTTATCTTCGAGCCATTGCTGTTCTTTTTGTGCATTTTGTAACAGCGAGATAAGATTCTCACTGTTGATTTTTTTAGACTCCATGATGAGTTGTAGTAACGCTTTACCATAAATAATCTCTATATCTGAAAGTAAGTTAGGTGGGTATGAGGATATGTCTAAAGTGTTCATGATCTACTCCTGAAAAATATTTATGAGTTGCAAGGAATTGGTTTTACTCGCTTTAATGTGTTGTGATAATAGTCAGAATGAATCACAAAACAGTATGAACCTTTTATGGATAGTAATATACATTTAGTTGAGAATATTTATAATTAACTGATTATTATCATAAGTTGTGTTTAAGATCAATTGAAGCATCATCCGACGCAAAAGCAATCTTATTTTCATTGGTATATGCTGTATAATACTTCAACAAGTATATAAATATTACTGATAATAGTTCTGTTCTTATACATTGAAACCCACTGTGGGTAATTAACCAGCCAAGCCAGAATTTTTCACAGATGAGTCAGGATGCCATTGATCCTAGAATCGCAACAGACGATGAGAAAGTGCAGCTCGACGAATGAAAAAATACAGCGTCCTGGTCAGTCGGGTAGATACATCAAATCCTGACTGGCCTGATGTGCCTGTAAGCCAGTAATATGAAGTTGTGAAAAATCAGGCTGGCGTCAATAAAATATGCCAGCCTGAAGTAATATTCAGTATACTAACAACGACATATCTGGCACCAGTCTGGTGGCTTCAGAATATCTGGTGGGTACTGATTACACCATTCCTGACTCATGCCGATAAGAGCCCATGGGATTTCTGGCCATCTACTGGAGGAATGTTTTGTATTATCCGGTGGGGGGGGTGAGTCACTAGCAGCCGTGGCAGATGTCGAAAAAGCTGCAGCCGACAACACCAGAAGAAATGGTAAAAATATACGATATCTCATAATATCACCCGTGAATATTTAGATTACCCTTACCGTTGACTTCCTTCATTTCCAGCATAGTTCATGCTTCATCGTCATTGAATATAATAATTAAGTTTGTTGAGTGAGAATTTACTTTAATAAAAAATGTTATGCTTATCATTTTTTCTTAAAGTAAATTCTTTGTTAAGAACAGGTGATATTGAATTTTTCAAGTCCTGTATTGGGGTTTTATTTTCAAGTTGGAGGGGTTATGAATAGAGTTAAGCGTTTATTTCTGATGATCATTTTAGCACTTTCAGTCTCTATTGTATCTCTACCTGCAATGGCACTGGTTTGTGAAGATAAAGGGGGATCGCTTGGTGATTGTGCACTCGAATGTAGTGGTCTTGGCATATTGATATTTCCTTATATCTTTTGTATTTAATCAGTAGATTTGAACCTACTAAGTAAAGCTGGATGTAGTCTGGAGTTATGGATAGTATATATCCATAACTCCAATAGGACCGTTCTGGCTATAAAGGTGTTACTTGTAAAAGGTAATGATGTTAATAAAAATAATGTTTAAATTATGGAATTACAAAATTACCTTTTGTAGTATCGAAATAACATTCATTTTTATGTATTATCATGTCTGCTGATAGCGGAACCCTACTAAAAGGATGTACGGAACCGTCAATAATAAGTTGGATAAGTGCTGTTTCATCAAATAATTGACATATATCTGACTCTGGGTTTGGTTTCATAAAAACGCCTTTTTCAGGAATAATTAACATTAAAGGGCATGTTAAATCGTCTTCCGAACATGAAAGTTCATCAACGTTTGGTGAGAAACTGCATAAATCAACCTTATCTACTAATTGTTGCTTATGAAAAATAGCAGGCGCTCCTGGTAAACTTTGAGCAACTAACCCTTGTCTGCCATTTGAGAATGATGTGGTCGACATATTTGAATCATTTTCATGCGAAATATTCAGTCCATCATTTAATTGCCTTGCTAACCTTATAGCGTTTCCAAGCCATTCCGGACAACGCTCCCTATACAAGGCTCGGTCTGTATCAGAATTAACTGAAGGAGTAACATCGAATAAATCACCTGCAACAGAACGATTGCTTACTTCATATACTAAATCACGTAATTGTATCTGTACTTTCCTTCCGCCACTCTGTATAGCTGTGTCACGAATAAGCTCTAAATCATTTTCAGATAATTTGTCTATCCGGTTATCTGAAGTTATTGCCACATTAGAAAAGGTTAAGAACATATTTTACTACTCCTTTAAATAATCATTTCTATAAATGCACGTATATATTGAAGGAGTATACCTATCAAAAGCAATATACCTTTGTGCATATTAAGACATATTCCATCAAAACTTCATAGTCTTAGAAGATTATCTTGCTCATGGTACGCAGGCCCCGTCCTCTCAACAAATTACAGGTGACTGGCTAGGCTGGCTTCGTTGCATCAGCTCGGTCTACAAGACTGTAGTGATGTGATGGACTCCCCTTCCTAAAGTAGTCAGTGCCATAATTTTACTGACTGCATTAATCCAGGAGTAACATCATATGAATGCGATCAGAGTTGTTGGTATCGATATTGCCAAATCTGTTTTTCAGGTCTGCGTCTGGATGAATGATGGCTACGTCGCATGGAATAAAAAATCTCACGCTCCAGATTGCAGGATACCGTTCGACAATTCGAGCCCGGAATGCTTATCGCTATGGAGGCTTGTTCAACCTGTCATTTTTGGGGAAGAACGTTCAGTGCTATGGGATACCCCGTGAGACTGATTCCTGCACAACATGTGAAAGCCTTTGTCCGCAGCCAGAAGAACGATGCCAACGATGATCTGGCAATTTGCGAGACAGCGCTTCGCCCGGATATTCATTTTGTTTCTGTAAAAACCACAGAACAGCAGGATATCAAGGCACTTCGAAACACGTGTCAACTAATGGTTGAGCAGAGAACGGCTCTGGCCAACCAGCTTCGTTCCCTGCTCGTTGAATATGGCTTCACAATTCCTGTCGGGATCCTGCGCCTCCAGCAACTGTTCTGGTAAAAACATGTCACCGCACACACTCAGATGCCCCTTTTTTTGCAAGAAATGAAATCGATGGGCTGACCAATGGAGACCCGGTTGATATTCCTGCTGATTCGTTCGTTTCCGTTCGGGTTGAAATACCACCGGATAGCATCTGGAATCAGAAACAGGAAGCCGCCCATATCGCTATTGAGCAAGCCATGATGAAAGAAGAGCGAACTGATGGTAATAAAGTGTAGCGATCATTTATGACAGTGGGACTGTCGACGCTGTACAGAAAATTTCCGGCGAGTAACATGCCTTTGATGCCATTCATGGAAAAGTAATACTCCATTAATCATTTGTAAGAGTTATTTATATAAACTCAAATGGATTGGTTAACTGAATTTTATCAAGATTAACTCCATATAAATTATTTATTGTCTTTGCGATAGCTTCTATATATTCAGCGCTATTCATTATAGCAGAAAATTTATCGTATACTTCGAAGCAATGATTTTCATTGATATATTTGTTGCTATTGTTTTTATAAATTTCATATGACTCTTCTTTTTTGAAAATGCGCGCATCTAGCCAGGGGTCAAGTATATACTCCGATATTCCTTTTGAATCAGTAAAAGTCAAAAGAACGACCACATGATTCCCTCCTGACGCGCTATTATACATAAGGGATGTGCTTATTCTGGCATCAAACACATTATTTTTCGAAAAGCCTATTCCAGTTAGCCTTTGTGGTATATATTTTGCAATAATCGCACCTAAAATTAGCGACATATCAGCACAGTTCCCTGTGTTATATTTTATTGAATCAATGGAAGAATATATTAGACTCAGAGGTATTGGGTTTTCTGGTCTTTCAATCATAGATCTGTCAAAAGAGTTTGCTTTTATAGCTTGCAGGAATTTCTTGTGATGTTCTCTTTGTAAATTAAGAGTATCGTATTTTTCCTGCATGTCAATTTTAAGCCTGTCAATTTGCATAGCATCATAACTGTCCGATTTCTTTATTATTGTTCTGACAAAAACTGTACATTCTGAAGCAGCATTAATAATACAGGAGGATAAATCAATTGAAGTATTCTGTTGGCTGTTACAGGCGCTCACTTCAGTTGTACAGAATTTTTCTGTAGCCACATGTCCAACATTCATAATCAATCACCTTTGTCTGTATTCAAAATTAAACGATATTCTTATGTTACGACAACCTAACAGGGACTGACTACAAAGATCTTTAAATAAATGTTCATTATTGTATCTATTGATGAACTTCCTTCAGATTTAGAGGTTGTGCCCATGGCCGAATAGCCCCTATACACTCATATAATTAACTTATCGGGAACATGGTAGGTGAGGACGTGAAAGCACAGGGACAGTTACTGTCACTGCGAAGGCAGCAATAAGGAGGCCTATCCTGTACGAACTGTGGAAAACTATATCTTGTTCACGATCACCTGCATCGTTGACGATGCGCGATCCGGGATGTTTGACGACTGCTCGGTATGGCGGTTCCGCAGCCACGTCGTATGCAGGAACGGGCTGCGGAAAACTGGCGATTGTTCGATAGTGCGAGTATTGAATGGTTGCCAGTCGCGGCGGATTCTACTGGTTAAGAATGACTAATCAATGTGTTTAATCTGAAACCAGGCATCTGTTCAACTTTTCGTGATCGCTTTTGTTGGCATCATTATTAAGCCTTTGTCTACATGGGCATTTGGCATCGGGAGGCCACCAGTGGAAGAGGTCGAGTGATGTATTGGGCAGTGAGTTTGTTTGGTCGGGGGATTTATACGCAAAATGGCCCGAAATACGACCGAATTAAAACGTAAAAAGTGATAACTAATTGAATCTATTAGAATTAAAAATAACGTATTCTAATCGTCAAAATCATTTAATTAATATGTAACCCTATGAATTTAAAGAGAAAGATCAATTGTTGCCGTAAACAGGAATCGTATTCGGTCTCTTTTTATTTTTCTTATAAATCAGTTAATTAAAATCAATGATCCGAAATTTTTCCGAATTTCTGTATTCCGGTCTTTTTGGTTATATCACAATCAAATTAAATTTAACATTTATTTCACAACAAAAATTGGAGTATTAGAGCATCATATAAGCTTTATCATCACGCTCATCGAGATAGAGTTTCGTGGTGTTCGCTGATGTGTGGCCCAGGAGTTTTTGGGCGAACACCTCGCCGTGCTCGTTTTTGTACAGCCGCCCGGCCAGACTTCGGATCTCGTGAAATGTCGGTGGATTATTGCTGAAGTTAACGCCGGAGGCTTTTCTTGCTTTTACAAATGTCTTTGTCAGCCCATCCGGGTGAATATTCCCGGTCGGGCTATTTTTCCTGATTCCTGCACTGATCATGAAATCAGTTCTGCTTACCAGCCGGCAGCGATCGATAACCGTTCCCAGACGTAACCCTGGTGCCTCAAGGGTCAGGGATAGGGGAATGGCTATTTTCATTCCGGTTTTAATCTGAGTTACGTATAAGCGGTTGTCAAAAACATCACTAAATTTCATATTTACGATATCCTCCCTACGTTGACCAGTAACGAGCGCTAAATCCATCGCGAGAGGGAACCATGCAGGCATATGCTCTGCTGCCGCTCGTGTGGCGTTATACGTTTCCAGTTGCAGGCGTTCCCTGGCCACCTTAATCTCTGGTATCCGGGTTGCTTCCACCGGGTTTTTCACAATATGCCCTTCGACAATAGCCTCTCTGAACATGTCAGATAGAACTGATCTCATTGCTCCCGCCATAGTGTTTTTTCCCTCGGTTATCCACGACTCAAGAAACTTGGCAATGTGCCTGGTTGTTACTTCTGCCAGTATTATTTCCCCCATTTTTTCGCGTACGGTCGCTAATTGATTACTGCGAATCTTGTAGGTATTAACCGACAGACTCCGGCGCTGTAATAAAACCTCATAGCGATCAATCCATGCGGACACAGTGAATGAGTCCGTTCCTTTTAGTTTTTCAATAAGCGCCACTGGCGTGTGGTTTTGCGCTATGAAGTTGTTTGCCTCTATGGCCTGTGTGATAGCGTCCCTGCGGGCGATCTGACCGAGCGGAAATTCCTTGTCAGTTACCGGGTTACGCCAGAAAAAAGATTTACTGGCCTTACGGTAGGTGAGGTACCTCGGAAGGTTAGCATCGTACTTTTTTCGACTCACTGATCAACTTCTCCAGCAATGCACTCGGTTAACGCCATCACACTCTGGTACATAAGTTCGATTTTCCGGCCTTCTTCTGCCGTAAGCACGGTTCTTCCTGTCCGGGCGCACTCTTCCAGAAAGGTTTTCTCTTCTTCTTTTCCTGCGCTGGTACGGCGGTTAAATTCCGGAGCGATGATGAAGCGTTTACTGAATTCCTCTGGTTCCAGTACCCGGCAGTGAAAAGCCGTTCCTGTATCGAGAGTCTTTGTTTTCTCCGTGTCCACGGGGGCATTTTTACGCCACAGATAAATTGCTGGTGTGTCTGCGATATCGTCAAGCTGTGATTTACTGACGCCGGGGCCAGCGTGATACGCCTCGTTAGGGATGTCATAGTAAATACCTGGCTGTATATTATCAGGGACAGTGAAATTTCCGTTTTCTACGGGATCTGCCGCTTCGCCAGCTTCATCACCGCCAGTACCTGATCCACCGTCCGTTGTAATTTCCTGCCCTGTATCGCCAGCCGTTTCCTGCTGGTTGCTCTCTTTCGGCGTTTCTCCATCTCTTTCTGTTCTGGCTTCCGTTTTTTCGGTCTGGTTTGAGGGGGGCGGGAATAGCGCTGATACATCGAAAGTCCCGTCCGCGTTTCTGGTGACAGCCTCCGGCTCTGCTGCTGGTTGTTTTCCCTCCGGCACCACTTCTTCTTTTTCACCCTGATTTGAGGCGCTGTAATTGTTATGAACCCACCTCGGATCGTTCGGGTCGCTGATGTCTTCGACATATTCACCGCGCGCGGCTGCCAGTTGTTTACCAACATCAACCGGGTTTTTGGGTGGAATGTTTTTACGTGCTTCGTGCAGTTCTGCCCGTATTTTCTGGTAGCCTGCTTCTGTCTGGCTTACAGGTGGTTCATTCTCCAGCGGCTGTGGGTCCGGATGATGTTCAGTTGTGTCCTGTTCCACTGCTTCAGGCGTTGCTGGTTCATCTGCCAGTTCGCCTGTCGGTTGCTGTTTTTCTTCATCACACTGAAATCTCCCTGCCTCAATATCCCGCAGACATTTGTCCGCCTGACTAAGCCTTGCTGCATTTTCTTAATGGGTTGTTGGGGTGTTATCAGGCACATATTCGTACCAGTCCGGATCGCGAACGCCATGAACGGCAAGAAAGCTTTCGCACCACGTTCGGCGAAGATCAGGATTACCGGGCTGGAGAATTACACCAGATGTGGCGTTGCACTGAAACTGGATCTAGTGGCGAATCCAGGACAGCTTGAGCTAGAACGTCATGCCGCCCGATCCGCAGCGTGGCTTTTTGTGACTAAAGGGTGTCTGAAATATTCCGGCGACCTGGTACGAGTTACGCAGATCATCAACGGAGGGCGGAACGGCATCGGTGATCGGCGGGAGCGCTTTGAGAAAGAAAAATCGGTGCTGGTATGAGTCTGTTATCTGCTCTTCTGAAAAGATACTGGTTGCAGCTGGTGTTTATTTTGCTGATGGCTGGTGCGTTTATCGCCGGTAATGTCTGGAGTGACAGGGGCTGGCAAAAAAAATGGGCAGATCGCGACAGCGCTGAATCCTCTCAGGAAGTCAACGCCCAGATCGCCGCCCGTATTATTGAACAGGGCCGCGTTATTGCCCGTGATGAGGCTGTGAAAGATGCACAAGCGCAAGCCGCTAAATCTGCTGCCACTGCTGCTGGCCTGTCTGCCACTGTTAGCCAGCTGCGTACCGAAGCAAAAAAAACTTGCCACCCGCCTGGACGCCGCAAAGCACACCGCAAATCTTGCTGCTGCCGTCAGAAGCAAAACAACCAACGCCGACGCCAGAATGCTTGCCAACATGCTCGGAGATATTGCAGAAGAAGCTAAACATTATGCTGGAATCGCTGACGAGCGCTACCGGGCAGGAATGACGTGTGAACGAGTATATGATTCGGTGAGAGAGTCAAATAATTACAGGAGGCATTGAAACTCCCCCTGTAATATTGCTGTAAAAAAGTGACTACATATCATCAGATGGAACCAGATGAATAAGAACAGGTTTTTCACCAGATGAAACTGATAAGTACTCACTCAGTTTTGATATAGCTGAAATCTGTCTGAATAACCTGTCGGGGTGCTGGAATAACAACTTTCCGGAAATTCTTCTGCAATGGATTTTACTTTTAGTGACCATTCGCCTCCTTATCTGTAGAGGTGGGTAACGAATTTAAAAAGCATTCTGCTTACTTAGGGGGAACATCCTGATGACTGCCTGCAATATTGCAAATTCCATTTTCATTGTATGAACCACCTGAGTCAAGGCACTCATCTTCCATCAGGAATTTCTGCGACCACATACCTGCATAAAAAACGATAATAATGGCTACGATAATAGTGATGATATTTTTCATTTATGTTCTCTGTGTGTTGTTATTGAAAATGATAATCAATATCGCAAAATGAAATAAATAATCATTAAGTGGTAGTTGTTGATAATTGTTCGCATTTTAAAAAGGTA